TCATCTCGCGGAAGCTCGTTCCGAACTGACCACGCATCGAGAATTGGTCAGCCTGAACACTCCGGAAGCACGAAAAAAACGCTCTGAGGCCATGTCCGCACATCTGCACGACTAAGCGCAACGAGTTTTCGTACAGATAGGAAAATCTTGTGCCCAGCCACAGAAGTTCCTGACTGCCCCACAGAGGGCGGCGCGTTTTCACAACACGCCTCATGTTCAAGGGAACTTCACAATGGCAGATTGCAAGGGCAAGTCACTCAAGGAACTCCGCGAGATGGCGGGTGCCGGGAGTGCGAAGATCAACGAACTGCGAGAACTCAACGACACCGAGGGCCGCGAGTGGACCGGTGAGGATGAGACGCAGTGGCAGCAGGTCAACGCAGATTACAACCAGATCGAGCGATCGATCCGGGCTGCGGAGATTGACGCGAAGACGTTCACTCCGGCGCCAGATGACCCGCATCGGCCAGATCCGCAGACCGGCGTGACCGAAGAAGATCGCTGCAACGGTCTTCAGGCGTGGATGCGGACTCAGAGCGGCATGGAGATCACTGAGGCTCAGCGGGAGTCCTGTCAGCGGGTGGGAGTGAATCCCAACGCCCGGGAATTCAAGATCAAGACCCGGTCAATGAGTCAGGAACCGATGTGGGTCTCCCGCGACGGACTGACCAAAGAGACCCGGTATATGTCGGTGGGCACTGCCGCTGACGGTGGTCATACCGTGCCGGAAGGCTTCATGGCGGAGCTGGAACGCACACAGTTGGCGTTCGGCGGAGTTCGACGGGTTGCCCGCGTTGTGCGGACTGACTCCGGTAATGACATGCCGTGGCCGACTGAGGACGACACCGGAAACGTCGGTGCTATCCTGGCGGAAAATACGACATTTGGTGCGTCGGTCGAAGCGACGTTCGCACAGGTCGTGTTCAACGCTTACAAGTACTCCTCAACTCCTGTGATCGTCTCGCAGGAACTGCTGGAAGACTCGGCTTTCAACCTGGCTCCGATCATTGCCGGTCAGGTGGGAACGCGTATTGGTCGGATTACGAACACGCATTTCACGACCGGTGACGCTTCCTCGAAGCCGAACGGTGTTGTGACTGCGTCGTCTCTGGGTGTGACGACTGCGGGTGCCACTGCGATTACCTTTGATGAGGTGTTCGACCTGTACCACGCGGTTGACCCGGCGTACCGGTCGGCTCCGGGCTTCGGTTGGATGATGAACGACGGGATTCTCGTCTACATCCGAAAACTGAAGGACGGAAACTCGAACTACCTGTGGAGTGAGGGACTGACCTCGTCCGAACCGAATCGGCTGCTTGGCAAGCCGTACACGATCAATCAGGACATGCAGGCGACCGTTGCCACGGCGACGAAAACGATGCTTGTCGGTGATTTCTCGAAGTACATCATCCGAGACGCGGCTGGCTTGCGACTGTACCGACTGGACGAGCGTTATCGTGACCTCGATCAGACGGCCTTCGTTGCCTTCTCCCGTCATGATGGAGATTGCATCAACACCGGTGCCATCCAGCACATGCTGCAGGCTTAATCCGTTCGCGCTGCCCCGGTCGGGTCGACCCCTCTGACTCGGCCGGGGCTTGCTTTTATGGGGTGTGTCTGATGCGCGTGAAACTATCACACCGGTCGAATTTCCCAGGTTCCGAAGGCGGTCCAGGGCAAGAAGTGACCGTCAATGATGAGCTGGGACAACGGTGGATTGATACCAGAGGGGCGGAGCGGATTGATGAGCCAGAACCCGCAAAACCCGCCGAGCCATTTAGAGTCAGCGAGCCTGTCGTGGAGACAGCGGCCAAAACCCCGCAACCGAAAAAGCGACCAGTCCGCAAAAAAGCCGCTAAACGCCGGAGCGAATAATGCCAGTCAGGGTGACGACAGCACCGGCAGCGGAACCGATCAGCACGGCGGACGCGAAACTCCATTTGAGGGTTGACGCGGCTGATGACGATGCACTGATCGACGACCTGATCAAGTCGGCGCGTCGGCACATCGAACAGCGTATATGGCGGTCGCTGATTGACACGACGCTGGAGCTGACTCTGGAGTGCTTGCCCAACGGAGCCCGCGAAATCTTCCTGCCGTTCGGTCCTGTGGACTCAATCACGACGTTCGCGTATGTCGACACAGACGGGAACGGTCAGACACTCAACGTGTCGACCGACATCCAGAAGTCACTCTACAGCGAGCCACCGTATATCATTCCGGCGTACAACACGAACTGGCCGACCGTCCGCAAACAGGTGGCAGGTGCGACGATCACGTATGTCGGTGGCTACGGAACTGCAGGAACTGACGTACCGCAGGACATCATTGCGGCGATGTATCTGCTGATCGGAAACCTGTACGAGCAGCGGTCAGATCATCCGCGTGTTCCGATCGGGTCGGTTACCGAATCGACCGCCATCGACGCACTGCTGATGCCGTATACTCATCACGACCCTCTGTTGATGGCCTCTGTGTGATGCCGATTGCCGGGAACATGCGAGAGCGGATCTTGTTTGAGACGCCAGCAGCGGCGCCGACGCGGGACGTGTACGGGCATCAGGACGGATCGGCCGATAACTGGGACGCGAACATCACGGTGTGGGGTCAATGCGGGATCAAGGGCTCCGACCATGCGATTCTGATCCGCCACACGGCTGCGTCAGTGACCATCACATCAGGAGACCGAGCGACCCGTGAGGATGGTACGATTCTGCACGTTGTGAATGCGTACGACCCGGACGGTCGACGCGAAACGATCCGCGTTGATGCCGAGCCAGCATGAGTGACTGGAAGTGGCCTGGCAACGAATTGTCGTGGGCAGTGGTCATCATGGGTGTCTGCTGGATAGTGTGTCTGATCGGGGGTTGTTGATGGGCGACTTCCAGGAATTCACAGACGGCGACAGCGGCCTCGACGTGGCGATTGTGCTGTCTGAGGTGTCGAGCGTATCAGGCGTCCAGGAAGACGAGGATGGGCCTGAGACGTGCGTTGTGACGCTCAAGAATGGTGCTGAGCATCATTTGCGGGTCACATATCTGGAATTCATGCAGGCGGCGACCTGAAATGGCATCATACAAACGCTCAGGCGGACAGGCTTCGCGTGTAACGGGCATTGCGGAGATTGATGCCCGATTAAACCTGCTGGCCAGTAAGTCCGCCAGAGCGATCACCAGATCGTCCACGAACGCCGGAATGACGGCATTTGCTAAAGTGGTGCGGACGCTGGTTGACGCGGAGGCGGGACTGAGTCCTGACCTGAGGCGAGCGATCAAGCGGACGATCGGCAAACGGTTCAAACGGCGATGGGGCGAGGATGCGATGGAGGCTAAGGTTGGTCTAGGAGTCGGCAAGACGAACACGGCGAACAGGTCCGGAAAACACAAGGGCGGCGTCGGCGTGGCAAAAGACAATGTCCACTGGTTCGCATTGGGAACGAAGGTGCGGACGACGAAGTCAGGCCAGAAAACGGGACGGATACGGCAACTGAAGATCATGCAGCGGTCGATGTCGCCAGGTACGGCGGCGGCACGGACGGCGATGATCAGGATAGCGCGGGTTAAGCTGGATGCGGAAGTCAAAGCGGTGAGGAGAGCGATATGAGCCTCGATACAGCCTTACGCGCCCATCTGGTGGGAAAGACTGAGATAACGGCAATCGTGGATAATCGCGTGCTGTTTGGTTCTGTGGACCCGTCACGCGAAGCATTACCGCACGTGGTGATATCGACCGAGGACCACGACATCAGCAGTACGCTCGATGTGTCAGTCGACCTGCAGTTCCCGACAGTGGTGGTGGAGATTCGCTCTGATGACTTTGCCGACATCGACACGGTCTCAGACCTCGTGCGGAGATCACTGCTTGAACTGGAGTACGGCGCAACTATCGGCGCGGAAACAGTCGAGTGCCTGACTCTGATCGATGGCGGCACTGACGAAGAGCCCATCACAATTCGGGATGACGACGATACGGTCAGGGTGTACCGTCGGTTACTTATGGCGGAAGTCGGGTACAAGTACGATCTAACGGCAGTCACATAAGGACGAACGCATGGCATTTTCAAAGTGCAAGGGAACAGTCCTGCAGATTGATATCGCGTCGACCATGACGACGATCGCACAGCTCATCGAAGTTGATGCGCCGTCCATGCAGTCGACCAGTTTCGAAAACCTCACGCTGGATCAGGCAGGCGTCGGTGTGGCTCGTGAGTTGACTGGATACACCGATTCCGACCCGTTCACTGCAATGATCTTCTGGGATCCGGCACTGGCGCCACACATCAAGTTGAGCGACGACATCGCCACGCCAGCCAAGACGACATGGCAGATCGTGTTTCCGAATACCGGGGCGTCGGAGATTGACTGGGTCAGCGCTGGGTTGAAATTCAAAGCGGTCACCGCTGCCCGCGACGGGATGAAAGCCGAGATTGAAGGTGATATCGACGGCGTTCCGGTTGTCACGGCGTAACGAGTCCGGGGGGATTCATGAGGGCGAAGTTGATTCGGTCGCAGGAGATCACGCATCCCGATCTGATGATCATGCGGGGCGGTGTGCTCGACCAGGAAGCAACGCTACGTGCCCGTCAGGTGCAGATGAATCTGTGTGCCTCACGGCAGATCACGTGGGATGAGTACAAGCGACGCACCAGCATCCGGGCCCAAGAGGGTCACATTGTCGATCATCCGGGCGCGTACTATCTGGTGATGATGGGGGCTGCGGAGCCGTACGACGATGAGTGCCGGCAGAAATGCGGCATGACGGCTCCGAAGATCGAGGCCGCACTGATTGCGGGGGAGAAGCTGCACAAGGCTCAATTGACGGGTCAGAGGCAGCACGACGCGGCCGACGGGGACGCTGAGAAGGCACACGAAACACGCCTGGAGAGACTCGACGGATGAACGCACTACGTCAAGCGCTGAAACAGCTCGACTGGAGACGCACAGAGAAGGTAGTGGGCCTCGACGATTACGGGGTGGCGTTGTGGGTGAGGAATCTGAGCGAGGCGGAGAATTCCGAACTGATCCAGGCCTGGATGCTGGACGAGAACGGTGACCCGGACGCAACTAAGCGGCGACTGTTTCAGGCTCGCTTAATTCAGGTGTGCGTGTCGGATGAGTCAGGCTCACCGGTATTCATTGAGGGTGACTCATTCCCCGATGGTGGTTTGGATGAGATCCTGAACATGCCAGCCGAACTGTGTGAGAACCTCGGCAATCACTGCCTGAGAATGCTGGGCATGAACAAGAAGCCGGAGAACGCAGGGGGAAACTGACCCCCTGGCGGCGGCTGGCGTGGAGATTCGCCCTCCAGGCCGGATATCCGTCAGCCGCCGCATTTCTTCGATCAGTGTCGACCCAGGACTGGGTCGAGGCTGTCGAGTTCTTCGAATCGTGCCCGTTCGGTCCTGACATCGAGGCCCGTCAGCGAGCGGACATCCTGGCGGCACTGCACGCGATAGCCGCACTGCAGGGTGCCGAGGGCGTCACGCTGGACCCGGATAAGATTCTCGAAGCGTGGGGATTCCGCGATGAGTCCTGGCAGGAGCTGACGGACGAGGAGCTGTACGAGCAGACTCAGTTGGGCGTGTTCGCGGCGTTCGGTCGATAGTGCGCAACAGGTGACCAGCGGGCATGGCATCCATCGGCGACATCGTTGCTTATCTGCGTATGGATTCGAAGAATTTCACTTCGAATGCGCGTGCGGCATCTGCACAGACAAAGGGCCTGAATACGCAATTCGGCCTGATGGCGAAATCGGCGGGGCGTGGTGCTTTAGCTCTGGCTGGGGTCGGCGGCGGGATGGCGATAGCCGGCAAGGCATTGAGTAACTCGCAGGGGTTTGAGCGAGCCTTGACGCGGAGCGTTGCGATCCAGGGCGCATCAGTCGAGCAATCGGAACGGATGCGTGAGGCGGCGCTCAGTGTGTCTGAGACGACGAAGTTCTCGGCGACGGAAGCGGCTCAGGCGTTCTACTTTCTGGCGTCCGCAGGTCTGACGGTTGAGGAGCAACTCAATTCGATCGGGGAAGTGGCGAAGTTCGCTCAGGCTGGCAACTTCGACATGGCGACGGCGACGGACCTGCTGACGGACGCACAGTCAGCGATGGGACTGAGCGCCGGCACAGCCGCCGAGAAACTTGCAAACCTGAAACTGGTGGGTGACACGCTCGTC